CTAAAGTAGTTAATCTAGCTTCTTCTAATCCTTTTTTAAGTTCTTCTAATTCTCTTTTTCTTTCTGCTATTCTAGCATCAGAAAGTGATTTTGCTTTACCTGCTAATTCTTTAGCTATAGCTTCTTCTGCTTTAAGTTCTTCTGCTTTTGCATTATAGCCAGTTTCTAAATAAGTAGCCCTTGCATCTTTGGTTGCCTGTTCTCTTTTAGATAAGTTATCTTCTAAAGCTTTAAGGCCTGCTGCATCTGCTTTACCTAAATTTTTATTGTAAATAGCTCTTGCATCTACTTCGGCTGCATGTGCTGCTTCGTAATCGCTGTATGATTGCTTAATTTGAAAATCTCTAATCTCCTTTTCAGATTTACCTGCTACCTTCATTTGAGCTAAAGTAACTTTGTTTCTATTAGCTGCAGATTTTTGATTTAAATCTAATAATCGATTTTGAGATTCTAATGCATCATTTAAACGTTTAGTTGCTTCTTCAGCTGCTTTAGTTCCTGTTGCCATTTCATACAACATAGATACGGCTGCTCCTATAAGAACAATTAAAGCACCTATACCGGTTGCTATTAAAGCTGCTGATAGGGCTCTAGCACCAACGGCTGCTGCCTGTTCACCAATACCAACTGCAATTAATGATTTAGATAAAGCATTATTTAATACGGTATATATTTTAGTTAAACCTGTAAGGTTAGCTAATCCTATTGCCGCATCTTTTAAATCTTTTCCTAATTCAACAAATGAAGATTGAATATCAGATAATTTTAATTGTCCAAATTGTTTAAGCGTAGCAATTAAACCACTAGCTTGTGAACCAAGTTGTCCAACTGGTCCAGGTAAACCAGATATCACATCAGCAAAGTTACCTGCTCCTTTTCTAGCTACTACTAAACTATCTTGAACATCATCTATTTGTTGTTGTAGACGTAAGAACTCTTCAGAACCAGCGGCAGTATCTTTTAATTGCTTTTTAAGGGCTTTAAGAGCTGCAATCGATGGTTCTACATCAGTTTCTACATCAACCTTTACTTTGATTGTTTTATCTGCCATTAGTGTCTTTTTATTTTATACCATACATCTTTCCAACTAGTTGGTAATGCGTATTTTCCTTTAGCTATTTCAATATTTTCTGAAACATTTTTGTACTCATCCAATACTAATAGGTCTAATATATTCTTAATCATATTGTTATAACAATTTAAATTTGTTCTATTGTTGACTCATTATATCTAATGCGTCTGATATTATAGGTCCTAATAATTGTAAATTACAAGTACCATCTTTTAATGAATAATCGTTTATTGCACGAAGATGATAGTAGTTACCTCTAAAGTTTACTACATCATTTAACTCCATATCAAAGTAATCTGCTAATGGTATAATTGCTGAACAATTTAGAATTCTAGTTTTTGGATTGTAAATAAATTCAACATACTTTTCCCAATATTCACTATAAAGAGTTTCAGTTGGTGTCTCACCATAAGAAGCTGCTTCATTATTAAACAACAATGTACGTGAATCGGTTGTAGGAAAACTACCGCTTACTACATTATAATTATCAAAATATGGAAATGCGGTTTGTTCTTTAGTAACACCTGCTTTTGTTAATGAACCGCTATCAATATAGTAACTTTGGCAATCAAGCAATCCATTAAAAAACAATAAACGAGGTAATACTCTTGCAGGAGTATATTCTGCATTGTTTATGTAAGTTGGTATGTATATAGGAATTATTTGACTCATAATTTTTTTATTTTAACAGAAGAATCCACTTCCATATCCAATTTCACCAGTAAATTTATTTAAATCCCAAGCTTCGTTTGATAAATCTACAAAACTTGCATATCCTGTTAATGGAGTATTTCCGTATGGGTCTATATAAACAATTAATCCTGTTTGTATAGTACCTGTTGATGTGTAGTATGGTGGATATTCATATGCATTACAAGTATCAGCTCCTGCTGGTTTAGTACTTGATTTTAAATATCCAACTTGATATTGTGTAATTGTAGGCGTAATTCCACCAACACTACCAGATAAACCTGTTCCTGCTATTCTTAATAATGGGTCAGAAGCAAATGTTGTTTTAACATTAAACTCACCTTGTGAAAAGAAGTTTGTTGTATCGGTATAATAAATCTTTCCATATTCTCTATTAGCTCCTCTAGCAAATTGTTGAGAAATATAATCCTGGTCTAATGTATCACCAAAGTTTAATTTATTTACTGCAAGGTTATTAGCTGGAATTACTTCAATAGATTCATCTAAATTAATGTACCTATTGAAATCTTTAACTTGTCCTTTTTTATACCAATTATTAAATGTTTCAATTATAAATTCATTTGGTTTAGTATTATTAGGATATATTACTAAATTGAACTTCTTTTGCATTCCTGAAATGAAATCTACTAGCTTAATACCTTGTGTTCCAAATGGCATGTTAGATGGGATATCCATCACTCTACCATCAGCTGCCTGATTTACTTCTCTAATTTCTAAAAATGATTTAGTTGTTCCTTGCGGGTCTAATGTAACAAGTGGTAATGGAGGAGTTGCTGAATCAGGAGATTGACGGATTTGAAAATAATAATTACCCGCAGGTATAGTATCAAAAACAAACTCCGTTGCTAATTGATATGTTGTATTTATACCACCATTCCTACTTTGTTGTAATTCATCAAAGAAAAAGATATAAGATTGAACTGCACGAGTTGAATAAGGAGTTGAACTACCTGTTTCTAACATACGGATTTGCCATGTTCCATTTGCTGAAAGTGTACCTGGCATATTGTTTGCAGAACAACTTACATTTAAGTTTACATTTAATACTCCTTTTAAATTAGTTTCTTTCTCTACTCTATATGCACCATTGTTATAAAAGTCTTGTGCGTCAGAAAGTGAATTATACCAAGGTAAAGTAACAAAACTACCTGATGGTAAGTTTATATCTGTCATACCACTACCTGATATTGCACCTATTTTAATTTTACCATATGTTTCTAAATCAACACCCGCATATTCAGGATATTTTAATGAATTATTGCAAAGCATATAAACATCATCTAACCAAGCTTCATTCATAAAAGAAGATGAGTATGTGTATCCTGAATAATCAAAGATTGCATCCCATACTTTTTTAACTCTGATTGCAGGTTTAAAGTTTTGAACAGTTAGGGCACCATTCTGGTCATCCATACCAAATAATTCATATTGACCTTGCGTAAATTGATATCCACTACCATAATCTGCAAGTGGATAAACTATATCACCATTGAATAAATTATTAGTCCAACTTGATGTAATATTATTGTAAGATGATGTGTGGTTATATTCCGATAGGGAACTTAAATCAGTTAAGTATGCTCTATTGATATCTCTACCAAAAGATGATAAAGCACCGAATATAGTTACCTCATAAGAATCAATAAACTTATTTGCAATTACTTTTACTTTGTTTAGTTGTAAGTAACCCTGTGATAAGTAGATACCACCAAAATCGAAGTATGCAGGAACTTTAATGTTCGTTGCAAATAGAAATGGTGAATCAATTGAAATATCATAAACATGCTCAAAGAAAGCATTATTGTTTTTAGTTCCTGGTAGGGTTAATTGACGTGTAAAATCAGAAGGTAATACACCTATATCAAATAGACCTGTTACGTTATTGGATAATTTAATATCCTCATCGTTAAACAAATCTAATTGTGTATCATTTGCAATTAATTTAAATACAAAACCTTGTGTACTAATTATCCCCATTATATGATAAGTTTGTATGCTTGTCCGAAATTGAATTCAAATGCGTATTGAATCAAATGGTCATTTACACCTGTTTTAAATGTTATATTTTGAGTAGCAATTGTTAAAGGTCTTACTAAAGCATTTGCTTCATCGTAAACCCAATAGATTTCATCTGAAACTAATAATTGCTTAAAGATATCATTATAAGATTCAGGTATCCAAAATGAATTAACTGAAATAGATTGTTTAGAATCTACTATATAATTTAAAATACCTGAATCATAGTTTTGGTAAGATAATGTAGATGATTCCCAACTACCTAATTGCGGTTGATATGTTTTCTTTTCAGTTTGGAATGATTGTCTATTAACCATATAAAAGTTAAAGTAATCAAATTGTCCAAATCTATTTTTAAATTTAATTCTTACATTAGGATATTTTTGAATACATTCAATAGTATATTTAATAGATGTTCCTAATGCTGTCGCTCCATTGAATGCTTGAGTTGTGTAATAAGTTAATCCACTAGTCGATAATGGAAATCCACTTTGTGCTGGTCCAATTGGGTATTGATATATTTGACCTGATGAAGATGTTGAAGAACTTACATTATAATCAGCTGAACCTAAATTAGATGTATATACAACTTTTGTTGGTTGTACACCACCTGCTAATCCACCATAGATACCTGCTGTTCCGTAGTTATCTATAAATGCAGATTGAGTTGCTGGTCCGTTTGTCATCAAAGGCCAGTGTGCTGATGCTGATGTTATGTTTTGTCCAATTGGTTCTTGGAATATACCATAACCATCTAGGGCTTTAAAAGTTTCTGAACGAACATGACTGCCTGTTATAAATGAACTAGCTGAAAGATATTGACTATAAAAATCTACTGCGTAATATTTTACGTTAGATGTATTAGCGATAGCAAAATCAGTTAATGTAGAATTTATGATTCTATTTAAATCAAAAATACCTACGTTAGATGTATTAGGATATTTTACAATTGTGTATTGATAAGAACCGGAATTGCTCAATGAGCCGGTCCAATAGTATAAATCACCTACAAATTGAAATGAAGATGAAGTTAATAAATTAGTATTGCTTTCAGCAACCGTAAATATAATCGGTGATTGTGCTAATGATACTAATGCTGGTGTTTGATTAAGACTTATTGACATTATTCAGAATCGTTTCTTATTATAACCAATATTCTCTTAAAAGTATTGAACGCTATGTATCTAAATCATCAATAGCACTTTTAACTTGCTTTGCTACTTTAGCTGATATCTCTTCTATATAATCTTGTAATAGAGAATCTACAATAGGTGAGTTAAGTGCTTTATCAGCAAAGTTAATTGATTGAGGTATGTTTTTAGTTTTACCACCACTAACTGTTTTAGATACAGTCGGGTCATTCCAAAACATACCATATTCTGCGCCAGGAGGAGCATAGTTTATTTCAAAACTAAATCCATTTTTACTTTCTTTTAGTACTTGAGATGGTGTGTTAGCTCTTTGTAATTGTTTTTTTAAATTGCCTGTACGTTTAGGTGCTTTAGCAACTGCCAATCCACTAATCTGTCTAGCTATATCTTTTAATGATGGCATCTTATCCTAATGTTACTTTTACCCAATTACTTCCAGATGCAAAGTATAAATTCGAACCTGATACTGCCATAGTTCCATTAACTGCTGATGGTAATGGGTCTAATGAAGCTAATTGTAATGTTTGAGTAATTGAAACTGCTCCCGTTACTGCAGTACTTCCACTTACGTTTAATGTACCTTCTACAAACATATTAGAGCCTGAATCAATTAATAATCCAGTCTTTCTTGTAGTTGATGTTCCTGTTCCTACGGAGAATACAGTTTGACCTGTTTTGTTTCTTACACCATCGTTTGCATTGTATCTACCAAAGTATGCACCTCCACCAATAGTTGAGTTAAAACTATTAGAGGCTGATATGATTAGTTGTTCTCCACCTACCACATTACTAATAAAACTATTGTGTAAACCGGCACCTGTTTGATTTGAGAATATGGTATTATTTTTACCTATTACCGCATTATCAGTAAATGCGCCGGGAGTATTTCCTGTACCATCTACCGAACCTGTTATTAATAGTGTCCCACTCTGACCATAAAATATGTTTCTAACCACCCCAAACTGACCTACTCCCAACGAACCTGAAAAAGCTTGGTTTGTTAGAGTCAAATTATTACCACTAGTTGTGTTAAAATTAAAATTAACTGCAGACCCACTTGCTATTATCGTTCCACCACCATAGTTGTTAGTGATAGAACCTAAACTTGTATGTAATCCTAATCCCGCTGCTCCTGCATTGGTATAAGATAATGCACTATTTGCATAGTTATTATTTGAGTTAACAGCGGCAGATGAGGATATATTAGTGACGGTAATACTACCACCTGCAATTACGTTAGCAAGACTACTTTGTGTATTAGTCGTTAATAAAGTACGAGGTGAAGTATTTGTTATAGAACCACCAAAAATACCATTGGTTTGTATAGAAAGTGTTCCACTACCACTTATACCCGTAGCTATTTGAGCAACGGATGCAGATGCAGCATTGATTGTAATACTTGAATTAACATTAAAGTTACTATTAAAGCTTAATGAGCCTGTAAATCCTAATGCATTAATTGTAGTTGTAGTACCCCCATTATAATAATTTTGTGAATAGTCGTGAGTACCAGTATTTACGGCTTGATTAATATTAAAAGCACCAATTCCTTGGAATATATTATTATTCATCGTAGGTCTATTACCACTTACACTTGCTGCCGAAGCAGTTATTTGTGAGTTTATACCATTATTATTATTTAAGTAAAGGTTATTACTACCACCTATATATCTTTTATATCCAGTTGTTGGTGATGCAGGGTTTGTAAATATGTTATTACTACCTGAGATGATTGTATCAGATGTATTACTATTATTTTTAAATATTAAGTTTACAAAATTTGCAGCTGATGCACTTAAATGTGCTGATGCAGATGTAAATGTTTTAGCAACTAACATTAAACTACCTGATGTAGATACTAATGATGTTGCGTTTAACGCTGCATCTTGAAAGGTTTGTATACCTGTAAATGTATTTGAACCCGTTGTTGCAAAACTACCTGTTAATCCACCTATTGTTGAAAATTTACTATCAACACTTGTAGTATACGAATTAAACGAAGATGTTGTTACAAAACTACCTGTGTCGATACTACTACCAGTCACTGCAAGTATTCTTGTATTCAAAGATGCAGAGAATGGTATAAAATCAACACCTGATAAAACTAATTGTGAGCCTGTTAGTTCAAGATTAGCTCCATTTAAGGCATATATTTGAATTGAACCACTATTAGTATATGGAGGAGTAGTATTAATTTGATTAGTAAATAGTACATCACCGGCATGCTGCCATCTTGTACTAGGATAATAACTATTAATTGCATCTTCTAAATTAGAACCACTTAATTCAAGTGATTCTGTGGATGTTTTTCCATTTACTCTTATAGCAAATTCAGTTTCTAAAGATAATTGGTTCGGGCCGGTTTGTATCTGACCTGTAATTACGACACCACCACTAATAAATTGACTACCAGTTATAGTTTGGCTGCCTGTAAATCTATTCGAACCTGTTGTTGCGAATATATTATAGTTTAGAATTTGTGCTGAAGATGAAACAGTTCCTGCTGGTATGTTGCTACCACTAACATCAGGTATGACCACACCAAATGTTGATGCATCACCTTTTGTAAATGTCAAAGTGTTTCCACTAAATGAAGCAGTTATTAATGAACTTGCAGTTATCGAAGAACTAACAAATCCTAATGATGTAATTTGTGCAGATGAACTAATAGTTCCTGCAGGTGTACTACCCGTCACTGCTAATATTCTACTATTAACTGAAGCACTAAATGGTATAAAATCAACACCTGATAAGTTTAATTGTGAGCCTGTTAGAGATAGATTAGCTCCACCTAATGCATATATTTCAATTGAACCGCTGTAACTATATGGGCCAAATCCAGGATAATTAATTTGATTAGTAAATAGTACATTACCGGCATGCTGCCATCTTGTATTATCATAAAAAATATTTAATGCTTCAGTTGCTTGTGAGCCACTTAATTCAAATCCATTTCCCTTTAATTTTCCATTTGTTTTTATAGCATATTCAGCTTCTAAAGATAATTGTTCCGGACCGGTTTGTATATATTCTTTAATTTGTACACCACCAGTTATGAATTGGCTGCCTGAAAATGTATTACTTCCGGTTGTTGCGAATATATTATATGCTACTATTTGTGCTGAAGATGAAACAGTTCCTGCTGGTGCACTACCACTTGCTGCTACTGTTAAATCAAATGTTGTACCATCTCCTTTTGTAAAGGTTAGAACATTCACAGCAACACTACCGGTTGTCATAAAACTACCCGTATTTATAGTACTACCACTAATATCAGGTATCACTACACCGAATGTAGATTTATCTCCTTTTGTAAATGTCAAAGTGTTTCCACTAAATGATGCGGTTACTAATCCTAAACTTGCAGAAGTAAATAAACTTGCGGTTGCAGTATTCAATGAAGAAGTTACACTTGCTAATGTACTATTCTTTGTTTCTTGTGAAGCAGTGAAACTATTCAATGCAGTAATATCAGTTGTTACTACACTACCTGTGTTAACTACAATATTAAATGTTGATGTATCTCCTTTGGTAAAAGTAATTGTATTAAGATTTACCGATGCAGTTGTTAAACTTAAACTTGCAGAAGTAAATAAACTTTGTGTTGCAGTATTCAGATTCGTTATAGAGGTAGCAAAGGAGCTCGTAGTTGAGTTTAAATTAGAAATTGATATATTGACACTAGCCGATGTACTTTCTAGGTTATTTAACCTTATATTCGTTGATTGAGTATAAGAGTTAAATGATGCGGTTGTTGCAAAGTATGAATTACTTACATATTGAGATTGAGTAAATGCATTTAAAGAAGTTAAATCAGTTGTGATTGCACTACCTGTATTAACTGTAATATTAAATGTTGATGCATCACCTTTAGTAAATGTAATTGTATTTAAATTTGCCGATGCGGTTATCAATGAACTTGCAGTAATAGCAGATGTTACATACGATGATGTTGCTGCTTCTAAACTTCCAATTCTTTGATTAGCAGATTGCGTAAAACTATTTATATTACTTACTGAACTATTTAAAGATGCAGTAGTTGTTTCTATATTTGTTAATCTTGTTAATGTAGAAGCACTAAACGTATTTAAATTATCTAGTGAACTTACTATACTTGCAGTTGTTTGAGATGCAGTGAATTGATTTAAATTACTTACTGAACTATTCAAAGATGCAGTAGTTGAATTTATATTTGAAATACTAATATTAACACTCGCTGAATTAGATTCTAATGAACTAACTCTTTGGTTATTAGATGAAGTATATGCGTTAAAAGAAGCAGTTGTTACTAATCCACTTATATCAACCGATGAAGTTAATACAGGCGTACCATTTACAGTCAAAGAACCTTGTACTTTAACACTACCGCTTAGTGTTTGTACATCTGTTAACTCATCACCAAATTGGTTAGAGCCAGATGAATAGATTATAGATGAACTTTCAAATATTGTTTGTAAGTAAGTAAATGATGCAGAGAATGCAGTTATATTACCTGTGATAGTTTGGTCACCAATAAAGTTATTGCTGCCTGTTGTTGCGTATGAACCCGTCTTTGATATTAAAGATGAAGTTACATTTGCTAAAGTATTTAATTGAGTTAATACACTTGAACTAAAAGTATTTAAAGAAGCAGTTGATGCTCCTATTGCACTATTGATTGTTAACTGACTTGAAGTAAATGTATTTAAGTTAGTTATTGATGTTACTAATGATGCAGTTGATTGTGATGCAGTAAAAGTATTTAATGCAGATATAGAAGTATTTACACTTGCACTATTTGTATTTAATGCATTGATACTAATTTGTTGAGAAGCAGAACTTGCATTTAATTGGTTTATAGAACTACTGAATGATGCAGTTACGCTCGCTAGGGTACTATTCTTTGTCTCCTGTGAAGCAGTAAAAGCATTTAAGGAACTTATATCAGCTGAAGAAGTTAAGAAGGAGGCGGTTACCGCAATCAACGAATTAATTTGTTGTTGTTGGTTATAATCAACCAATGCTACTGAACTACTAATTGCATATGAAGAAGTAGCATTAATTAAACTATCTACTTTATTATCATTACTTTGAGTATATGCATTAAAAGATGAAGTGTTTAATTTTGTATTAATTTGATTAATTAAACTTCCAGTTGCTGCAGCCAATTCACCTTCAGTTACAAATCCTCCACTTAAAGAAGATGATAAATTTAACAACTCTAAAATAGAAGCAGTTGCACTTGCATTAAATGATTGTTGAGAAGCTGTAAATGCGTTTAAAGAAGCAGTGCTTCCACCAACGGCATCAAACTTTGTATTTACACTTGCAGTATAAGTTGAGAGAGTTGTATTCTTTGTATTTTGAGAAGATGTAAATGAGTTTATATTAGTTACTGAAATATTTAAACTAGCAGTAGTTGTCTCTATTGAACTTAATCTTGCATTGGTTGATGATGTATAGGAATTAAAAGAAGATGTAGTCACAAGCGAACCTGTGTTAACCTGAGAGCCTGTTATATTAGCTCCGTATATATTTCCTGATGAACTTATATTAGTTCCATCAAAAGAAATATTCAAAGATTGTCCAATACCATCTTGTAATAAAGTCATTGTACCTATTGACAATGCATTATCAGTTCCTAAGTGTGCTAATGATGTATAACTCGCCGATATGTATAAATTACTTAAACTTCCCATTTATTTTTATTTTATGCTTTTGACCAAACCTTATATGCGGTGTTAGGTTGTAAATTCCAACTCATAAACGTTGTTCCCCAAACTTGTGGTTCAATCCATCTTAAACAATTAGGACAATCACCAAAATCTGAAAAGGGAAATTGTAAAATTGGTAATCCTACCAAATTAAACTCATCGCTATTTTCGAATGTATTTACAATAGTATAACAATTGATTCCATAAGAAGTAGTAACGCTTTCAGCATTTGGAAATACATAAGGAGCAGAGAATACCTGTCCAATACTACCGCTACCATTAAGTACTGCTTTATATTCATCACCGGTTATACAATCAGAAATTATATATCCGCTACCAGATGGATTAATTAAAAAAAAAAGACAGCGATTCTTATCGTTGTGGGTAGTGAGTGTGAAGGTGGATTGCCAACCTGCTAACCCATTGTTGAACCTATCATTAAAAGGTTCACAAACAATATCATCGTTTATCTCAAACCCTGACACCCCCCTTTGTGTATATGAAGTTAAATCGTTTATTACTGCGAGAGTATTGGTATGTATATCGACTGTATCATCAGTCTTATAGTAAGGTATAGTTTGTTCATTAGTACTAACCGATGATTCGTTATTCTTATTCTTAACCTTATCAACTACAGTCAACTGAATTGTAAAGTTAGTAGTACTAATACCAAAGTTTGTATCTAATATATCAATGTTTGCAACCGGATATGCTGGAAATTGATTTAAATCCATTTCTTCCAAAGAGCCATATGAAGCAACTTCCACCGTTGGGTGATTGCTCATAATCGTTTTGAAATAGTTTAATACATTATAGTATAATGTATAGTTTGTATTAAGTTTATTTTGGATTGCAGTTCCCATATTACATCAATTCAAATAGACAACGATTTCTATCATTGTGAGTTGTTAAAGTAAATACTGCAACCCATCCTGCTAATCCGTTATTAAATCTATCAGAGAATGGTGTACATACAATTTCCCCATCAATATCAAATCCTTGAATTCCTCTTTGTGTATATGAAGTTAAATCATTTAAAATACTTAATGTATTTGCCTGTATATCAACAACATCATCCACTTTAAAAAATGAAATAGTTTGTGCATTTGTAGCAGGTTCTGATTCATTGTTTTTATTCTTAACCTTATCAGCAATTGTTAATTCAATCTGATAACTAGAAACAGTCTCTCCCCATTTAGCTTCTATAATGTTTACATTACCAATTGGATAAAAAGTAAACTGGTCCGTATCTAAATCACCTGCATCACCTAATGCAACCGCCTCAATAGACGGATGATTACTCATTATTGTTTTAAAATAATTAAGTACATTGTAGTACAAAGAATAATTTGTACCTGTATTATTTACTAAAGATACTGCCATATATTTGTTTACAATTGTATACCGCCGAAGTATTGATTACTTTGGTCAGGATAAATTTGAGTTTGATTACCGATTGATTGTAAGTATTGTGGTATATTTTGAGAATATGAAATAAGATAGTTTTGTAATCTTAATGCATAATAGTCAGCATTTTGTTGTGCCTGTGCTTTTAAATAATCTATTTCTCCTCTAGTTGGTGCAATTCCTTGCTCTGATTGTTGTTTAACTGCTCCATTGGATTTAAACTGAACCGATGAAAATGGTATATATTCTACACAAGAATACCATATTAAAGAGTTCTTAATATAATCATCTAAAAGGTCTTGATAATAAGATGATAAACTACTAACAGTATTAGCAACAATTTGTGCTTGCAGATATTCGAATAGGATTGTTCCTAATAAGTTCTTTAAGTACTTATCTTGTGCCGTTCTTACGAATGGTAAAAGAGCATCTGCATCAATAGCACCCTGTAATGGAGTGTTCTTAATGATATCGTTTCTGTTTATAAAAAGTGCGTATGCCATAATTAATCGTTATATGTTTCGTATTCTTTGTTGAAAAATGCTTGTGAAGTTCTAACAAAATTTACATTTGGTTTTGGTTCTGATTCTAAAATAGCATCAGATGTTGATTGGTCTTGCGGTGCTTCTTGCGTTGCAGGATTCTCTAATGATTTATTAGTTTCATCTTCTACTTGCGCTACACTCTTACCAGTCTCTTCAGCAGTTTGTGATAAGATTACTAATGGAGTTAATTGTTCAAAGAATAATTCCATTTCATCATATCCACCAGAACTCAAAGCGTAATCTAATGAGTTTAGAATTAGATTTTGGAATGGAGATATTGTCATTGTTTGCATAATAGAGAATGCTGTTTTCATCTCCTCTGATTGAGAACTAAAACCATTGTTAGCAGTTCTAATACCAAATAATAATGGAGAGGTAACTCTATGAGCAACCAGTATTCTATCTTGTGTATAATCTGCAACATATTGGTATTTCTCATGTAAGTTTTCAATATTAATTACATCAATAGTTGGTTTAGTAGCAGGGTCATCATTAAATGATAACATAAACCTTCCTGCATTATCCGTACCTGTAAACTTAGCTTGAACTAAATCTTCAATCGTTTCTCTTTCTTCAGGTGCTGGAATTCCATTATTGAAGTTTAACATTACTGCAGGTAAGAAACCATTTGTAATATTGTTTATGTGTAAGTTACTAATTTCACCTTCACTCATTGCGAATTGCATTGCTGCTACCCAATCAGGTAAGGAGTAGTAATATAAACCCGGTGAGTAGTTCTTTATGTAAAGGACTTCATATTTCTCATTTGATGTTTCAAACGCAGGTATTCTCTTTTTATCTTTAATCTTTCTTTGGTCATTCCAATCAGTACAATAGAAATAGTTCTCAACTTTAGGATTAGAACCAATTTTCTCTGCTCTTAAATACTGAACAGGTATGTGAAACATTTTAACTATCTTTGTATGTTCATCATTCCAATATACTTGGTATGCTGCATTACCATACAACTTTAAATCAAAGGTTACTCTTTTAGTTTCCTCCTGTGGGATTATCTTTTGAAGAATCTTATCGTATACTTCATTCTTGCTATACAATCCTTTACCAAATATCAAATCAGCTATACCTTCTATACAGGCACTATTAGTTGTTGATACATTGTAAGTTACTGTAACTGCATCAAAGAAATCATCCTGTCCATAAACACCAAATGGAATCCAATTATAACGTGTTTTAGTATCTTCCGTTATAAGAGGAAGCTGATTGTTATTTACATTAACGATAGAGAATTTTTGTTCTTGTTTCATATTATTTCATTATGATATATTTGTTCTCACTAACACTTGATGTTATTGGTGGAATTTGGTTTTCGTATTCTGATTTTTCTGCGGATGATGATTTGTATGCCTGTAATGAACCATACCATATTGAATTTCCGCCTGTATTAAAATCTAAGTTTACTGCTCCTGAATTATAAAGTTCTAATCGGTATTCACTACCTACTATTGCTCCACTAATACTTGCAGTAAACCCTAACATACTTTCGTATCCATTATAGGTAACTCCGCTAATTGACATTGTAGTATTTTCCAAAGTATACATATTCTGCATACTCATCGTAAATTGAGATGAAGCAGTTGGTTGTGTTCTAACGGTATATGAATTACTTTCTGATATATAGTATGCTAACATTATATAGTATTTATCTTGTTCTTATCTAATAATAACACTACATTTGTTAGAAATAGTTAGACATAAAAAAAGGGAACTCTATTGAGTCCCCTTTAATATTTTTATGCTATACTGAATTAGCTTCCGTAAACTACTGTGTAGTTTGAAGTTAAACCACCCAATGCATTTGTTGTTGAGCTGCCTGATAAGAATGCTGCTGGCAATAGTTCCATACCAGTGAACGTTGCTGAATAACCATAAAGGTCACCCAATGCTGCTCCTGTTTGAATTGTACCTGCAGTTAAATCTGCACCTAACTGTTGTCCAACTAATAATGCATCTCCGTTGTTTGTCCATACGATGATTTGAGGTCTACCATATGCCATTAACTTCAATTGAGTTGTCATTTCGTTAGTCAATTTCTTCAAGTTAAGAGTTAACTCTTGTGAGAAGAAAGTTGTACCATTTTCACGAGATGTATTTACTGTTTCAGTATATGCACTTGTCCCTTTAAGACTATAGAAATAAAGGGTTGAGCCGGATGGAACTGCTGTTAGTTCTCCGCTTCCGTTTTTAGTGAAAGAGCCAGTTACATAGTTAATAAAGTATACCCCTTGGATACCACCAATTGATTCTTTACAAACTTCCTGTCTTCCAGCTGATAAATTACAAGCCATATCTTTAAGTTTTTAATTTGTTAGTAAATAAAGGGGTGAGTATTTCCCACCCCCATATTAATTATTTGTTATGCGTATGCTCCTAAGTAAACGATATCTTGACCAATACCGAATTGAGTTCCGGCAGTGTATCTCATAACGATACGATAGTTTTGTGAGCCGTCAATATTAGCCATGTCTAAGACCTTAACTTCATTGTAGTCAGAAAGTAAACCTGTTCCGAAGAATAAGTTTGATTTTTGAGCTGCAACGATTTTGTTGTCACCTAAACCTGGACATAATACCAATTCAATACCTTGGAAGTTGTAAGGCTTCTCACCGATATTCATTTGATTGTTAAATCCATTAGCACCTAAACCAGAAGCGCCATTACCTGACATTGCAGTTTGGTATGCTTTTGCTACTTTTGTACCAACATATATTAATAAGTCTGGCTTACCATATACAGTTGTTGGGATTGTTTGAACTACTGAATCTAAGATAGATACTACGTTAGCTGAAGTTACAACTGCGTTAGAACCTGAAAGAATAGTAGATGAACCACCTGTGCTTCTTGCTGGTAATACTGATGTTGCTCCACCTGCAGCAACTGATGCTGATAATGCTGTTTGGAAACCAATGAATGAACCATTAGTTGCCGTTCCTTGCCATATAGCTGTTTCAGTAGCTTCTGCTACTTGTCCACCTACATAAGATACCAAGAAATCATTGAAAGATTTAGGAATCTCATCAAATGCTGAGAAGCCTAATTGCATTGCCTCCCAAGATGCTACAAATTCTTGCTTACATAAAAGTAAGTTAACTTGTAATTCTTTTGGAGTTAATACTTGTTCAGTAATAGCAACGCTACCTGAAGTTGTGAAGTCGCAAGAAGCATCTTGTACGATACCACTCACAGCTAATTTTTGAATTACACTTTTGTACTTAACATTTGGCATAATGGTAACATATTTGTTATCCAATGTTGCTGCCGATAACAACGCTGCTGCGATATAGCCTGAAGCTGCCTCACCTGCGTAGGTTGTACTTGTTACAGTAGGAAGTGCGAAATTTTGTTTAAGTTTCATTTTCTTTTCCTTTTTTGAAATTGATTAATTAATTAGTTATATAATTTAGATAGGAAAGATGATTGTGAATCTTTACCTACTACTCTATTCTTTTTTGTTGAAGAGAACTTTAATGGGCCTGCTTCGATTGGAGCACCATCTAATTTAGGTAACTCTTCTTCTTCATCTGGCTCTGCACTCATTTTGATTCCTTCTTCTTCTTGTACTACTTGAGATGCTACTGGAGGAAACATTGTTTCTTCAAATTTAGCCATCTTAGTTTCCATTTCTTGGATTCTATATTGTAAATCCGCCATTCTTTTTCCCATTTCGGTTTCAGTTGGCATTTCATCTTCTGGTATTGCTTCTGCAGTATCAGTTTCTTCAGCCATCTTCATTGTGCCTGATTCTACTGAACCTTCTGCGGTAGGTACTTCGTTTACTTTATCAGCTGCGCCTGCTTGAGGAATATCTTCAACAGGAACATCTTCTAATTCAACGTTTTCTCTTTCAACGATTTTACCGTCTTTAGTGATTACTTTGATTATTACTTCTTTACCTTCTGAATCTCTTAATGCGATTTCGTGCTCACCATCTGGTGCTGGAGTTTTAGTACCATCTTCTGATACTACTTCAACATCTTCGCCTACATCAAATGTAGGAGATTGTAAAATTGTTCCATCTGCTGTTCTTGCATCAGTAAAAAGAACTTCATCTGATGATAAAAGACTAAAAATCTTATTTAATACGTTTTTTGCATTCATATCTAATTGTTTATATTGTTAATAACATTGGTTGTTTAAATTATAGTTATTTTTTT